GAAAGGAAGGTTATAAAAAAGTTTGTTAATCAAGAGTCTGATTTGGTTATGCAAATGAATCGGACACAAGAGAATATGGTAGGTTTGAAAACAACTGAAGCGATGTCGGAGTTGTTGGAACAAAATATACGCAACACTATAAGAGCAAGTGCTGACTCTGGTATGGTCTCTGATGATGCTGTAGATTTGATTGTTTATCAAACCAAAGAGTTGTTGTTTGATGGGATGATGCGAGATGTTTGGGTCAATACATCTCGTGAAACACAAAAAAGTTTTATACAATCTTATCTGAATAAGATGGTGGAATCGGAAGAAGCAGTTGTAAATATGAATGATTTTTTGCAAAGAGTCATTATAAAGCAAGAGCAAGAGAGTCGAGCGATTATAAAAAGTTCCACATTTCAAAATATAAATACTCGTATTGAAAAGATTTTGGATCGCACTATACAACGACTAGAGTATAAAAAGGGTGCAAAAGATATAACACCAGAACAGTTGACACAAATAGAAAGGCAGCAAGCGGCAATCGAAAAAGTTGTTGATAAGTTTCCCAAAGTGTTGGAAGACATAAACACTGAGTACTTATCAAAGTTGTTGGGTTTGTCTGATGAGATTTTGGATGACACTATATTCGGAGCGCAGCTGCAGCAAGTCAATAATCGTATTGGTATGTATGGCTTCAATGCAAACTATACAAGTGATTACTTAAAAAAGGTAGCTCCTCGTATAGAGATGCTTGGGTATAAAAACATTGGATTGGTATATGGAGATGATATAGCGGAAGCCGCCAAAAATATTGTTGAGATGACCAAATCAAAAAACTTTGATAAGATTTTTAAACAGTTGGCAACAAATAAACAAAAGGGTTTTGCACAACCACTTTATCTTTTGATGCAAACTGCGGGGGTAATCAGAAGATTGACACAGGCTAATATGCTTGGTGGTTTTGTCGCACCTGTTCTTCGTTTTTTCGGCTTCAACAGATTGACCGCTCCAATCATACTGGCTACATCAGCATTGAACGCACCATTGAGGGCAAGGTCATCAGCATTGATTATAGGTCGTGCTCTTGATATGGGTTTGTTGGGTGCAGCAAAGAAAACAAAGGCATATGACACAGCGGTAAACATTTTGGGTAAGCCATCGATTATGGATTTACATGCTGCAAATAAATATATGACCGCTCCACCAGAAGAGATTGTTGTCTTTGCAAAAGATGGAGCGAAAAGAGATTACACTGCTGGAGAGTTGCGACGTGCAGATGTAAAGAATGGATTGGCTTATTCTCGTGCTGACCAAGATTTTTTTGAAACTGAAGTGAACCAGATGATGATAAACTTGGGTATAAATCAACAAGGGTTGAATCGATACACATCTACATTACCGTTGCCATCTTGGTTGGTAAAGGGTGTGAAGAAGACTTATGAGAAGTTTTCTCCAAGCCAAAAGAATCTGTATACAGAGTTGGCAAAATACCAAGATGCAGAGTTGCGACGCATTGTGTTTGTTGAATACTTGAAGAATGGGTATACGATGGATGAAGCGTTGTCTGCTGGTAAAGCATCGATGCTGGATTATACAACATTGTCATCCTTTGAAAAACAAACTTTATCTCGGTGGGTTTGGTTTTATGCTTTTCAACGAACAATGGCTATGTCTCAAATCAATGCTGTATACAAAGGCATTGTTACAGGCAAGCCAAGTTTGTCAGTAAAAATGTTACGGTCACAAGATGTTTTGAATAGAGCAATGGCTCAAGACTACAATGACTACAGCAATGAACAGTTGGGTCGGTTGTTTAATATGTTTGCTGGTGAAGTAGAAGGAGTTGGTACAACACTTGGGGGTCCCCCCAATCCCCAGGTTCAAGTTTTTGATTTATTGATGGAGGGTTTTTTACATGGTGATCATCCAGTTGCTCCATTGGTATCAGCAACAAAGATTGTTGAAGACCATCCTTTTTATGGGCAAGTAATCAAAGGTATGAAAGTTGCAAAGACAGGAAGAGTACCAGCATTTCCCGCTCATTTAATATATGGTGCAGAAGCAAGAGGTAATCTGGATTATTTGATAAAGGAATATAATCTTGTTCCTAAAAAACAATACTCTAAGAGAGCGGGAAGACCATTGACATTGGGAGTTGGTGATGTTGAGCCTGGTGTCTTTTATGATTTTCGAGATGGCGCAGCTGGTGTACAAGATTATTATAAGTTTTTGTGGCATCAATCTCTAGCCCAAGCGGGTTTTGAAACGCGTGTAGGCAATGGTATTTATTATTTGTTGGGTGCTGGTGGTGAACGATTCAATCGAGATTGGATAAAAAGTTTAATGCTTTCTGCCAAGCGTGGGGATAAAGTATTGACCAGAGAGGGTGAAAAAGTATTGCCTTTTGAGAGTGAGTATCTAAAGACAGGTACAATACAAGGTGGAAAACCAGCAGAAGTTTTTGATGGAGCAACACAAAATGGTTTGTTACAGTTATTATATCAACTCGGTGTGTTCACTCAACTCAGAAATGCTGATCTTGAAAGAGAGATAATGTGGAGTCTGAAGAATACACAGAGAGTATTGAAAGAAGAGGCGGATAAGGAAAGTCAATGAAACCATACAAGCTAGTCCAAGAGTACAATGCACCTATCAATACAAACTGGCAGGTCTTCGACATCATTCCTACTATGCGTGAGAGACAGCAGAGCATGCCAGTATTGGGTGGTACATTGAGTGCATTGACAATCTATGGTGACACCTTGTCTGGTGCCAATGCATTGACAGTACGGATAACAGAGGACAGCAGTGGTGACATGTGTATCATAGGAGACACACAGGTTGGTATGTCTTTGGGGATTACAACAGCAACCAAAACTTCTTCGGTTATAAGGATTGAGATTGATGTAGCGGATACATGGCCGAGTCATGTGTGGATAAAGACCGATGCTGGCAGTTTGAACTTGCGTCAGATTAAACTGACTTGGAGAAGATGATGGAAATATCATCGAATGTTAGTGCTTTGAGTAATAATGGAAATGCCTTTGGAGGAGCTACAGGTTCGGAGGATTTGAGTAGTCAAGTTGATGGAATAACCAACACCTTTGTGACTACGGATGCCTTTAATACTTCGAGCATTGTGGTATATTATAATGGAGTACGGCAGCGAACTGGAGTAGAAGTTACTGTGGTCAATGCGCGTACAATCCAGATGGCATTTGTACCTGAAGCCGGTACTACTCTTGTAGCTACATATACAACAATATAAGGAGAAATGACATGGCTGCTATACAACTCGTAAGAGGTCAGATTATAGACTCGATTATTAACGAAAGCAAACTGGACAATGATTCGGTTGCTTTTGCCAAACTTAAGTCAGCTGACATTGAAACAAACCTCGCTGCTTCTGCATCTGCTAGTAAAATCGCAAGTGCATCTGCAATCAAATCATATGTTGACTCAATCGTCCCCGATACTTTTTCTGGTGGCGATGGTATCGCGATTGATGCATCTGGAGATCCGGATGTTATTTCTGTTGACCTTGCTACCAACCCTGGTCTTCAGTTTACCAGTAACAAACTGGACTTGAAATGTAAGGCGGAGACTGGTGGTACAATCACCAAAGATGCGAATGGTATTTACCTTGCTGACAGTGCGGTATCCAATGCCAAACTTGCAAACAGTACTATTTCTGGGAAGTCTCTTGGTGCAAACCTTGATGCTCTTTCAGCTGGTCATGGATTATCGATGACATCTTACAATGGGTCGGCTGCTGTATCAGACTTGACCGTAAAGTTGGATGGTGCTTCTCTCGCTAAGGATGCTTTGGGACTTCGAGTAAATGATCTTGGAGTTGGAGAAGGTGAACTGGCTGCAAATGCTGTAACCATTACCAAGTTTGGGATGCGTCCAAAGACCGATGACTTTGCACCGAATGGTTCTACTGCTGCATTTACTTTGACAACCAGAGTACCTGCTGCTTCTTTGAATGATTTCAAAAATGCTGTACGCGTATACCGAAATGGTCAGAGACTTCTTCAGAAAGCTTCTTCGCCTGCTGATGCATTCGAGTATACAGTTACTGACAGTGGCTCTGCTACAGTTGTAACTTTGGGTGCAAATCCAGCGAGTGGTGAAAGTATTATCGTCGATTACTGGGTATAGTATTCGGTAAAGATTGTGTGTGCCTAGCGGCCAGTGATATCCTAGTATTGCTGGCCGCTTTTTTTGGGGTGATGATATGAGTATAAATAAACAAAAGGTTTTGGAACTGGTCTTGGGTCAAGGTGGTGCGTTGGTGTTGGCTTGTATTGCATTGTGGTATATCTCTCAGTTGTATGTGGACCAGATAAACGGTATGATGGTACGATGTGATGACGATCGCAAAATGTATCAAGAGCACATGCGGATGATGACAGATAAGTTGGACGTTATCTCCGAAGACATTAAAGATATAAAAGATAAGTAGAAGTTTTTTATAAACGATGTATAATAAAGTGTGTGTTTTTGGAGGTTACAATGTCATACAAAAAAAAATCTAGTGATAAAAACTGTAAGCAAGTTCAGTACCCGAAACCCAAGAAGGGTGGGTTCAAGAAGCCATCAGTAAAAAAGCCTGCTCCCTACAAGTACAAGGAGATATAGAATGGCACCACAAATAAAAGTTGAAGCAGCCAGTTGGTTGAAAATATTTGCGCTTGTCGGCAAGTTGTGTCGATATGCCCAAGGTGGTTTTACTCCGGATGAGAAGAAAGAACTTATTGATGACTTGTTGGATGTGCTTGGAGTTTTGGCTTCGGACATTGGAGAGGATCTGCGACATGAGAACCATTAAGAAGATTGTTGTGCATCATTCTGCTTCTCGTCCCGATACGACAGTTGAGGAGATTGATGCATGGCACAAGGCTCGTGGTTGGTGGGGTT